ACAAAATTCTTTATACTATTTATAATAAGACTTATTCCTTTTTCTACTGCCTTCTGATCAACTACCTTTTTTTTCTCTTCTTCTATCCCTTGTAAGCGTTCCTTCATTTTTTTCATTGTCTGTTTAAATTCTTCCTCGCTTATATATCCTTTCTCTCCTGCATTTTCTTGACTATAATAATCTTCCATTAATTTTTCGATACCTTCTTTTATTTGATTTTTTCTTCTTGCAAACTTTTTCTCTGATGATTCATCATTTTTATTTTCTAATACTCTACGTTGGTATTCCTTTTTTATCATCTCTGGGTTTTTTAGTACATCTTTCACCTTTTCCCATACAGCTATTTCTAACATATCTGCTCGGACTAATTTATTGTTACATTTTTCCTCATCATCAGTAATACGTACTATACTACTACAGCGATAATAGCTATACGTTTTTTCCCCATCTCTATGATGCACACCACTATACGTACTTTTGCAGTTTTGACATATAGTTAGACCTTGTAGTAGATTTATCTCTTCCCTTCTCTGCATTCTTGCTCTTTTTCTATTTTCATCCAGTTGCTTTTGTACTTTGTTAAATAATCCTTCATCAACTATCTTTGGTACTGGTATATAAATCCAACTTTCTTCATCTGTACGATAAACATAAACATTTTTTACCTTTTGTTTACTTTTTTTTCTTGATATTCTTTCAACCCTTTTTAACTTACCAAACGCTGCTTGTCCCTTATACGCTGGGTTTCTTAACATCTTCCAAATTATTATTGGACGCCAAACCTTCTTTTCAGTTCTTGTTCTTACTGACATATCTTTTAGTCTACGTATAGCTTCCCTTATACTTATTCTTTCTTGTCCTATCCACATGAATATTTGCCTTACTATTTTTGCTTCTTCTTCATTGATTTCAAAACTTGTCTTTTCTCTATCTACATGCTTCATACGTTTATAACCAAAAGGCGCAATACCAATTACACTTATACAACCTTTTCTTGCCCTATGGCGTTTTCCTCTACGACTACGTTCCATAGTCTTTGTACATTCGTACTCTGACAATAATCCTTGCATTCCTAGCAATAATTTAGACTCTGGATTATTTTCAATCTTATGATTTGAGAATATTACCTCTACTCCTGCTTTCTCAAACTCTTCAAGTAATACCACTTGGTGTGCAGATTTTCTTGACAACCGGTCAGGTGAATGAATATAAATTTTATCAATTTCACCTTCTGCTACTTTATCACGTAACGCTTCTAAACCTTCACGCCCTAAAATCCACCCACTAATGCCATTGTCCTTAAATTCATACTCATCTAATAACTCATGTTTATCCGCAGCAATTCTACACTTGAGCTCGGCAATTTGGCTCTCTATTGTATTGTTCTGCGCTTGTTTCTTCGATGAAACTCTCGCATATAATGCTACTGTTGTCATTTTCTTTCATCTCCTTTTCGTTGTTTCTTTTTACCGCATATCTTAGTAACAGCTCATAAGCGTCTGCTAGATGTTGCTCTGCTAACTCATCAGGTTCATATCGACAAGTTACAGTTAATACCTTTTTTCTCATAGTTTCTCCTGTAAATATTTTTATAGTTCGGGCACTCCTTTTTTTCCATAAATCCATTTATCAGTCACTCTTGCGAAAAAGACGCAACTGTTAACCCTTGTTTTTCTCAGCTTTTATGCAAAATTTTAGAAACACATACGCTATCTTTCATCAATTGAGCACTCTCCCAAATCATCAAGCTCCTTTTTTCCCTCTAATGATCTTTTTTTCCATATTATTCCTATTATCTTGTAGCCTACCTTTTACTCCCTTCTCTTACAGAAAGCTCTTTTTATAGCTCTTTTATCTTCTCATCCATATCTTCTAGCTCTTTTTCCACTTCCATCAGTGCCTTCTTGACCAATGGTGCTTCTTCTAGCTTTTCCCTTATTTCTTCAAACCTTCTTTCTCCTTTTTCTTTTAGGTTTAGGCTCAATATCGCATCTACTGTCCGCTCCGATAACTCCCTTAGTTTTTCTAGCAACTCTTCAGTTCTCGCATAATACATTGCTGTTTTGCCAAATTTATCCTTTTGCTCTACATTTGCTCCAGCTTTTACTAGCTCTTTTATTATCTCTTTTGTTATCCTTCCTTCTCCTGTTTTGCATGCTATATGCAGTGATGTATATCCTTTTTGGTCTCTCGCATTTACGTCACCTCCCGCTTCTAATATCGCTCTCACATTCCCTATTTCCCTCATAAATACTGCTTCATGTAGGGGGGTCCTTCCTATGTAGTTCCCAGTATTAACATTTGACCCTCCTTTTATTAGCTCCCTTACCGTCTCCTCATACCCCATTAGACTCGCATAATGTAATGCCGTATTTCTTTTACCGTTTCTAGCATTTACATCTACTCCTTCCTCCAATAGTACTTTTACATTCTCTACCTTTCCATAGAATGCTGCTAGGTGTAGTGGTGTTTCTCCGCTTTTGTTTTCTATATTTGTTTTTGCTCCCTTTTCTATCAGTAACTTTATTACTTCTGGGTCTGACACTTGTGCTGCTCGGTGCAATATTGTGCAACCTGCTGCGTCTTTTTCATTTATTCCACGAAATGAATTCTCCTTTAATTTTTCCAGTTTTTTGTTTAACGTAAATAACATATGTACCTCACAAAATTAGCTTTTTTAGCGCAAGATAAATTTCTTATGTTTACTTGCTACTATTTAAGTTATGCGTGTTTTAGCATAAAAAGGCAAGTCTTTTTTCGTGTAGTACACCTTTTTTAACTAAATACTAATATAGTATATGAAGATATAAATATATATGCTTAACGCATTAAACATATTACTTGCGTCTCTTTCCAAGACCTGTTCAAATGTCGATGTTCGTGCCATGTTAGTACACCTGGGTAAAACACTAAAATGTAATTTTCCGGTTCATGTATTGAATCCTTTTGCTCTGAATTTAAATCGCTTTCAAAATGAACATTGTGCTCTGCCACACCAAATCTTATAACTTTTTGGTTGGTAAAATCTTCTACCTTGTAGTGGTGAGTAACGCTAAACCTTTCTAAAACTGGTTTATATTTTAAATTCCACAGTTGTTCAGATAGTTTGCTACTTCCCAATAAAAATTTATCCCCTTCCTCTTCTATACTAGTAACCGGAAAACATGCGTTTATTTCCCCTAAGTTCCAGCTATCTGATAATACTATTTGTGCCTTAGCAAACTTAATTGCCGGTAATAAGCTCTGTGGTAGCGGATATAGCGCTTTGAAGTTATACCACACATGATTCCTTTCATAAATACCTCTGTAATTCTTTGTGTGAGGCTCGGTTTCTCCAAGTATTGCTACATCTAGGCGATATATATCATTGCTCAAAGCTTGTTCATAATGATCGCGTAGATAGTTCTCTATAATCCTAATAACTGGACCACTAGACCTGAAAAAATTTACTCTTCCAAATGATAACACTGGTCCATCTTTTTCAACTTTTACCCCTGAATAATCCGATAACAAACTGCCAAAAAAGCTTTCATCTAAAATAAATCTTCCAATATTATAGTGGTCATTGAAAAGCCTCATTAGCCTCGATCTTGCTGGCAATGATAGTTTTGCTAGTTCTACTACTGCATCCACGAAGAAGTCATTCGGTACATCTCTTATCCCTACCTGCAACTCAAAAAAGTGTTTACCGGGTGGCTCTTCAATGATCGTAATATCTTCTATATTTGCCCATTTTAATGCTATTTTAAGTGATTCTGGTGTGCCACGCAGTCTTTGAAATTTTATCCCTTCTTTTATCGCCTTTCTTTTGTCTGTTACCCAACGCAGAATTTCCCCCAATCCATATTCTTCTATTATCCACGGTAGTATTTCATCTTTAGAATTAAACTTAAATCCTTTTATCCTGCTTGGATCAACTTTGTAATCGATAGCCTCTACTATGGCTCTTTCTTCTTTTGTGCTATTAGGTGGAAGTAACATTAGCTTTTGCCCATTAATTCGATTTCTAGCTTGCCTAAACAAACGCACTCATTCCCCATTACCACAACATCTTTTCTTGGCTCTATTAATTCCACGTTTTCCACTCCTTCTATAAATAGATTTGCTATAATCCACGCCCTTGTTACACTCCATCCCAATCTTTTCGTTGTTTCAAATTTTTCTATAAATCTTTTCTTCACTGTTTCAACAATATCTGGTCTTTTAATACTAATTCTGCTGTGGATATTTATTTCAATAATATTGCAACCAACTACTGTTATCGTATCTGTTAATACCCTTATATCATCCCTGGTGACTTGCTTTCCTACAATATCCAGTAGTTCTTCAGATGCTATGCCATTTGTGGATAACTCCGTGGATAAAATCGAGATCTCTACACTCCCTGGCACTTTTGATTCAACCAGCGCATCCTTAACTCTGCTATCTGCTGAAAGCGCATGAAAGCGGTAGTGCTCCTTGCTACCTCCTGTGCTCCAGCCCTCTATTTTTGCCTTGATTCTTTTTCTAAATCGTTCATCATCTTCTTCACCTTTTCGCTCAACGCCATAAAATTCAGCTAGGTGATCAAGGTCTATTCCTGTTGCAAAACGGAGCAGATTTGCTTTTGCTGCTTCATTAACCCTCTTTCTTAGCAAAAGCTCTCTCCAGGCCGCTATTTCCATAATTTTTGTTGCTGGATCGCTTTCAATAAGAGCAGTAAAGCTTGGGTCACGAAGAACTAACTCTTCCTTCATTCTCGAGAATATTTCTTCGTAGCTCAGTTTTTCAATTATCTCTGGCTGCTGCATTTTTAAACAACTACTCCATTAATATTTATGAACTTACCTTCTGAAAGATAGACACCTTCTAAATCCAATGTTACTCTCCCTTCTTTTACTTCTGTGATTTTTACTTTTTCTAACTTAAATCTCTTTTCCCATTTTCCCAGTGCTTCCGCTGTTGCTGCATAAATTTCTAACGAAAAATCTCTATTTATTGGCCGATCAATTAACTCAAATAACCTTGAGCCATACTCCCTCCTCATTATTCTGCTGCCTATCGGCGTGGTTAATATATCAATAATTGATTGCTTTAAATGTTCTATTCCTTCAAGCTCTTTTCCCGTTTTATTGCTCATCCCACGCATTTTTAGCTCGCAAATACATTTTTGCTAATACTCATTACATGAAAACCACACGATGCCAAGTCACCGGTTCTTGTTATGCCAATATCATTAACAAATACGCTGTTTGATCCTTGCGTTAGTGTCTCTCCCATAGTTAAGATATCTCCTTTTCGACACACAGATCTACCGTTTACAAAAACGTCGTTA